ATGGGAACCATCACCACCCGCAAGCGCAAGGACGGGGCAACCCGGTATACCGCGCAGATCCGTATCATGCAGAAGGGCGTGACAGTCTACACCGAGAGCCAGACCTTTGACCGCAAAGCGACGGCGCAGGCGTGGATCAAGAAGCGTGAGACTGAATTGGCCGAGCCCGGCGCGATTGCTAAAGCAAAGCGTAGCGGCGTCACGATCAAGGAGATGATCACGCAGTATCTTGAGGAGTACGAGAAGATCCGGCCGCTGGGCAAGACCAAGCGCGCCACTCTGGCGGCTATCGGTGAGACGTGGCTGGGGGAGGTCGTAGACTCAGAACTGACAAGCCAGGTTCTCGTCGAGTATGGCAATCGCCGCATGCAGGAGGATGGCGTTCAGGCGCAGACGGTCGGCAACGATCTAGCGCACCTGGGGGCTGTGCTTGCTGTAGCAAGGCCGGCATGGGGTTATGACATTGACCCGATGGCGATGCCCGATGCCCGGCGCGTTTTGCGCAAGATTGGCGCGGTCAGCAAGAGCAAAGAGCGGGCCCGCCGCCCGACCCTGGATGAGCTGGACAAGATCCTGACCTACTTCTGCGAGATGCGCGACCGTCGCAAGCAGCAGATCGATATGGTTCGGGTCACGGCGTTTGCGCTGTTCTCGACTCGCCGGCAAGAGGAAATCACGCGCATCCGCTGGGACGCCATGCGCGAGGATGAACAGTCGGTGCTAATCACTGACATGAAGAACCCCGGCCAGAAGCACGGCAACGATGTGTGGTGCCACGTACCTGATGAGGCATGGCGCATTCTGAAGTCGATGCCCAAGGTGTCGGAGTTCGTGTTCCCGTACAACGCCCGATCCGTGTCGGCGTCGTTCACGCGGGCGTGTCGTTTCCTTGAGATAGAAGACCTGCATTTCCACGACCTGCGGCACGATGGCGTCAGTCGTCTGTTTGAGCTGGGCTGGGATATTCCGAAAGCGGCCAGCGTGTCGGGCCACCGGGATTGGAACTCGATGCGGCGCTATACGCACCTGCGCGGGAAGGGCGACCCATACGAGAACTGGGCCTGGTTGGAGCGGGTAATAACGGGCCCCACGATCGGGGCCCGGCAGGGTTAGGAGACGCGGCGCAAGCCTCGCCCCATCAGTTTGTCATGTTCAGCCTTGGCGCTCCGGTGCTGGCTGTCCAAGTATGCAGCCAAGTCGCTCAGGTGTACGCCCCTGGCTGACTTCTGGCTGCGCTCCATCTGCACAAGCGGCAGGTCGATCTGGCCGGCCGCCACCTTCATCTTCATCTTCTCCGGCGTCAGGTGACTGAAATAGTCGGAGCAGACCCTCTCAAGCGGTATGATCGCCGCGCCGTTGTACTGAGCCATCAGTAGGAAAACGGTATTCATCTCTCACCCCCTCACCGTTACGCCGGCTGCTTCGATGGCGAGACGACATGCGTAGACCGCCGCGCGCCTGTCTGAAAACTCTTCGTTAGGATCCGACGGCAGCTCAACCACGACGCCTTCCCGCCCCTTCTGGTAGAACGCCACCGCCACGTTGCAGAACTGCTGCTTCAAATCCTCGAACTGCTCGCAGTGAGGCTGCCTGTCCCACCACGCCTCGAACTCTGCTATCGCCTTGTCTGTGTGCTGCATGTCTATCTCCTGCTGCGTGTGGGGTTAGGCGAGACTCTCGCGCAGAAGGCGGAGCCATTCGTTGCGCTGATTGGTTCGCTCGACTTCTTCCTTGTGCTGCTGCTCGTGATACGCGATATCGCGGCGCGCTTTCTCTAGTTGCTGTTCCAGCCAAACTTGACCTGATAGTCGTGGCGTTTCGATGGCGTAGTAGGACGCATCACAGTCAAAGTCGATGCTTTCTGTGAGCTGCTTGCGCATGAACTCCTTGAGGTGGATATGCTCGGCGCTTGGCGGAGCCCATTCATCCACCGCCTGTATCATTGCGTCGTACTTCTGACGAAGCTCGCCGATCTCCTTAATCCTGATCCGGCGCTGTGTTTCTGCATCGTGGTACTGCTGCGCCGCGCGGTGCTCGCAGGCCTCTGGCGTCAAAGATGAAATCTCATCAAAGCGGCTGTGGGCCTCATCGAGCTTGCAAAGGTGGTAGTCGCTAGGTTCGAATCGCTCCGGAATCGGAGCATTGGCCGGCTCGTCACGCATCATGATCAGCGCGCCAAATCCGCGAGCGCAGCCCATGACGAACTGCTCGAAAGTGATGCCGTCTGCGATGGGTGCTGTGTATCCAGTAGGCATAAGTGCTCCTCCCCACCGACTCTCGCCGGCAGGCTGTGTGTTTGGGTGGGGTTAGGGGGTGATGGTGTTTGTAGCTACGGTGAATGCAAACAGCATGAGCAAGGTGGCGCAGAATCGAGTTGCGCTAAGCGGCCAGATCAGAACGCAGATAGCCAAATACGCCAGCGTGGATAGCAGCATTCACGCCTCCTTCGCAGCCATGGCGGCTTCCGGCGCCAGATGCTCGTCTATGGCTTCATCCCAGCGCGCGCTTGTCTTTGTCATGGCCAGCCAGCCTGCCGCAGAAGGCCCTGCTGATTTCAGCTTCCGATACCGCTCTGCATCCTTCCGCAGCCTATCCCGCTCGGCGGTCACGGCTGACAGGGCTGCGAGGTGGTGACGTTCTCTGGCTAGGAAGATGCTGTATGCCTCCTGGCTGACCTTCACGTAGCGATCGTCAAACCCAAAGACCACCCATTCCGCCTCTTCGGGCTGGGCTCGTTCCGCTCCATGTGCGGCGGCTAGCTCAGCCGCGGCGTGCCTTGCATCCCTATGCCCATACTTGTACGCCAACTCAGCATTTACGCCAGCCACGGGTGCGCGCGACGGATCGCATGGAATATTCATGATTTCGCCGTGTAGATCGCTCATCTCACAATCACCTCCGCGCCTACTGCCTGCAGTAGCGCCACTATGTTCATCCATCCGCCGTCGTAGCCGCGCTCAATGCGAGAGATTGTCGCCTTGTTGACGCCCACCTGTTCTGCTAGCGCGTCCTGGGTGATACCGAGAGCAACGCGCCGCGTGCGGATCACGTCGCCGGGCCTGAGGCTGGATTCAGTCATCTACTGCCTCCAGCGCCTTGGCGGGGTAAATCTGCACGCTGCCTGCGTGGGCCTCGCTCTCGACTGCGTAGCCTTCCTTGGTTTGCTCGGTCGAGTACCAGCCAACCACCCGGCCTTCCCACTCGCTGCCGGTGGACTTCTTCACGAGGTCGCCCATGCGGAACTTGCCTTGCTGGGCGGTCTGCGCGATGGGGGCAGCGTAGAGCGGACCTTTTCGCAGCGTGATGGAATCATTGCTGCGGTGTAGGTCAGCTATGTAGCGTTCGATCTGCTCCTCAGTCTCGCAGTGGGTATAGAGCTTTCCGCTTCGGCGGCCTCCGAAGTGGAAGGCGCCCCACGCCACCGGCTGCTGCTCGGTCTGCGCGGGGCGGGCGATGCGTTCCACTGTGTACATCACCGCCGCCTCTGCGGCGTGCTGGTAGGTGGCGCCAGGCAAGCGGATGCAATCACCATGCACCTTGCGGGCGATGTTCTCGATTTGCTCACGCGACAGCATCTGCTCGGGACTTTGCTCATCCTGCGCCGGGGCTGGCTCTGCCTTCGGCGTCCATGTATCTGCACATTCCGGGCAGATGTCGCTATGACCTATGATCCCCACATCGTTGCAGGTGCTGCATTCCGGCTCGGCCTGCTGGGATAGGGCGTTGTCGATACTGCTCAGGAACGCCGCGGTGCCACTGATCTTGTACGAGCTGTTCGCCAGCAGCACGCGCACTTCACGCAACAACCCGCGCAGCTTCTCGTTCTCCGCCTTCGCAGCCCCCAGCTCAGCGCCGATTCGCGCGGCTGCTTTCAGTGTGTCGTTCATACTCGACTCCATAGTTCCGAATTGTTCAGTTCCGCCTCTACGGCCCAGCGAAAGCCGCTCAGCGCCTGCATCAGGTGTGCGGCGCCGTTCGATCCGGCAATGTAGTGGCGGGTGTTGGTCGGCTTGTGCAGCCAGATCGTTGTTCGCATGGGGCCTCCGGTGGGCGGCAGCGGTAGCAATCGCATTGCCCGATGCGCTGGCCCGAGGTTCGGCAAAATGTTGGGACTCTCACAACGGCAGCGACTCCTGCACCGCAAGGCATTCGGCCTCGCCGTGGGGAAGGGCCAGCCGGTTCACTCGCCCGCGCCACTCGTCCAACGACTCCTGTGTCATGGTGGCGGCCGGCTTGTGGCATTCGGGCTGGAGAGGGCAGGCGTTGCAGCTGCTGCTGGACTTGAAGTTGTAGTGCTTGGCGCAGATGGCCTTGGCGGTGTCGGATAGCTCGGTCACGGAGCGATCCTCCGAAGAGGCTCTCGCGGAGCAATGCGGGGCTCGACGTCAATGAAGCCAGATCCTCGGAAGTCACCATCGGTAGCGCGGGCCATGTCCACCTCAAGGCGCGCTGTGGCATTCACTTCGGCCGCGACCTGGGCAACAGCCTTTGCTTGTTCAATCGAGTAGGTGCCGGCTAGCACGCCCTCCATCGTCTTGCCGAGGATGGCGCGCAGATCACTGAGGTTGTTCATTGTGCTGCTCCAGTTTGTTGAGCTTCCGCTTGAACCAGCCAAGCGTTATGGCTGCCTGGCGATACTCGGGCGGATAGCGGTCGATTGAGTTGCGGCGCATGTTCTCTGCACGGGTGACAAGCTCTAGGTTGTCGATTGAGATGTTGGAGGGGTTGCGGTCCTTGAAGACGAGGAAATGCCCAGGCGGCACGGGGCCGTTGTGCTCTTCCCACAACATCACGTGGACCGGGCGCCAATCAGTTCGCTTGTTACCGGTGTCAGCCACCTTGCGATAGAGGATTCCTCCCTTGTCGGTGCGCTCAGCTCCGATGGGGCGCCAGGTGTTCGATGGGCGATGGCCCAGCTTGAACTGCGTGTCCTTGGCGCGGCCTCCTGCCTGCCATCCTTTGCGGCCAGAGTTCCATGTCTGGTGGCCAGGCTTGAACCTGCCGCAGCCTGTGATGGCCTTGAACTCTTCTGGCCGCTTCAGGCCAAGCTTTTGCACCCGGTTATGGATCGAGCTTGTGCCGCGCCCCATTGCTTCGGATATCTCGGTGATGGGCTTGGTGCGATACAGCTCGGCGAGCATCGCGTCTTCTTCCGGCGTCCAGTGGCGGTATACCAGTCGGCGCCGGCCTTTGAGCGGGCTAGTCATGCCGCCACTTCCTGGCTCTGACTCCACGCCCCGACGGCCTCAAATATCATCGTGGCCTCATGCTCGGTCAGCGACTTACCAGAGGGGTTCGCGACCCAGCCAGAGCCGACAAGGTGGCGCGGATTGCAGCTGGCTCGCAGCTCGGTGTAGTAGTGGCGGATCACCTCGGCCAGGTCGTCGGACACATAAATGCCCTCCGGCGCGATCTCCAGCGGCTTGATGTACCGCTCGCCCTTGTCGTCGATGCAGAAGCAAGCCAGGTAGATCGTCCAGTGGTGCGCGATATTGCAGACGGCATCGGCGATTGAGCTGCCGGGGATGATGTTGTTGCGGGTAGACCAGTCGATCAGGCCCTGCCGACCGGATGGGTCGACGGTGACTACGGCCACCCGATGTAGCCTCAGCAGTGCCTTGCGTTCGCGAATGAATCGCTTCAACGGGTTGTATGGCTTGCGCTTCTTGCTCATGGCCACACCTCGCGCAGCGCCTCATTCTGCTTGGCCTGCGGAGTGCCACGCTTGCGAAGGGGCAGGCTGCTCACGGCGGAAGAGCGGCGGTTTCCGCGCGCACGGCTCTTGGCTTCTGCCTCTGGATTGCAGGAGTTGTTGAACATTGCCGGTTTTACGGGAGCTGGCTTGCCGATGCTGTCCGGCAGCTGCTGGATCTTGCCGCCAGCGTTCAGGTATGCAGCCGTGGCGGACTCAATTTGCGCGCGCAGGGGCTCGCCCCGCGCAATGGCAGATGTGTCGATCATGGGTAGGTACCGGGGAGGAGGGCGCGCGGGGCGCCCGGGGTGGATCAGATCAGCAGCGAGCGGGCGCCGCGGTAGGGGTCGGCGAACGGAATGTCGTCGTCGAAGTTGTCGGCCGGAGCGGGCGCTGCCTGCCGTTGTTGCGGTGCGGCCTGTCGTTGCGGCGCTGCCTGACGCTGCTCTTGCGGCGCTCCGCCGATCAAGCTGATTGCCGACACAGTGCCGACTAGCTTGTTACCGCTGCTGCCGTCGCGCTTCTGGAACTCCTCGACGTGCACGTCATCCAGGGTGACGCTGACCCACTGGCCCTTGACGAGATACGGAGCCAGCGCTTCGGCGCGCTTCGCCCACAGGGTTGCCTGGACCCACTGAGTCGGCTTGCGGCCAGTGGCCGGGTCTTTGCGGCCGTAGTCGCACGGCAGGGCCAGTTCGAGCACGGCCTGCGAATTCTGGCCTTGGGTGTAGCGCAGCTCCGGCTCGTTTCCGATGCGTGCTGCGGTGAAAAGCTGGGCCATTAACGGCACTCCTTGACTGAGTAAACAACGGTGGGTTTCTTGCGATAAGCGGCCAGGTCTGCGCCCGGCGCGTAGTGCTCGATTGCCTTTGCGTAGTCGACGCTGCCGGCCCGCTCGGAGCGGATGACCTGCACAAGCCGGCCCTTCTGGCTCTGCTCGTGCGACTCTGCGATCAGTGCCTTCTTGGCTGCCTCAAGCCGCGCTGTAGCCTCATCGGCGGCGGCCTTGGCATCGGCATACTCGGCTTCGAGCGCGGCCCAGGTGGCGTCCTCGCGAATCAGCGGGATCAGGTGGCGGGCGGAAAGCTCTTCGCTCTCGACCGTGGCGCGGAACTGCTGGATGAACTCAGCCAGGCGGGGCATGTGCTGGAACAGCCAGAACGCGTCCTGCTCGACCCGCTCGACGATTATTTGCCCATCGCGCCAGATCACGAAGTCGCACCAGTCGCGGCCCGTGCAGACCAGTTGAAGCTGGATCTGCGCGGCGTAGTGCGGCACCTCGGCCAAGCTGGTGTAAGTGGCGCGGAACGGACACTTAACCTCGATCAGCCCGTCATGCCCGATCAGGCCATCGGGCGAGGCGGCGAGCCAGTCGTGGACGGGGTGAACATGCAGGCCCGTCGAGATGACCAGTTGCCCGGTCTGCTCCTCGTAGGCTTCGATGGCGTGCGGTTCGTGCTCATGCCCGAATGCCGTCGCCTCGTTGCCGGTAAACTCCCGCTCCGCGCCGCGTGCCTCGCGCACCATCTCGCGCAGTACATCGTCGGCTGTCTTGTACTTGTCGAGGCCGAGGATCGCAGCGACCCGCGACCCGGTGATTCGGCCTTGCCGCTGGGCGAGCCACGCATCGCCCTGGAAGGTGTTTAGCGATGTCATGCGGCCTCCTTGGCGTGGCTCTTGATGTGGGCCATTGCGCCGTTGAAGCGGTCGGCAGTCAGCGCCTCTACGCAATCAATCCGAGCGCTGGCACACCACCCAGCCTCATCAAGCCCCGACGATTGCAGCAGCGCACGAAGCTCTGCGGCCTGCTCCTTTGTAATGACTGGCTTGCTCGGCGCTTGCTTGGCCTTCGGCGCGTGGCCGACTGCTGAGTTGGCATCGTCATCCTCCTGCGCGATGCCGGCGACCGCTGCGAGCGAGTAGCGGCGACAGTAAGTGATGGCAGAGCCGACCCCTTGCGCGTCCAGCTTGCCGACCGGCGCGGAGATAACCCCGCTCATCCACTGGCCGGAGCTGTGGGTGATGATCGTCTCTACGCTCGCCACGCCCTGCTCGTAGCTGGGGAACTGCGAGATAGCCAGGCCATGCGAGGCGAAGACCGGGCGCACCGTGTTCAGCACTTCGGCCAAATCCGCATACCGCGATTTGAAGTGCTGGTTGTTGCTCGACTTGCTGGCGTTCTCGATTTCGCCCTGCGCCTTTGCAAGCGCCGTGGCGAGTTCGTTGATCTGTTCTGACTTGTTCATGCTCAACCTCCGAAGAAGTAAAAGATCGCCGCCTCACCAATGAGGCCGAAAGCGAGCGTTGCGGAAAGGACGCCGAACCCGGTAATGGTCCACCAAGCAGCTGCGAAGCTGTGGCCTGATGGGGTGTCGTCGTGCGGGTCGGTGTCGTAGGGGAGGGGGAGGGTGCGGTTCATGGGGTCACCAGTTCGGCCGGAACTTGAACGGAGCGCCCGAGCTTTGCGGCAACGATGGCGCGGCAGGCGGCGATCAGCGGCGTCTCGCCTTCCATCAGGTGCAGGTCTGGAGTCGGCAGGTCATCATCCCAGCAAGCCGATTCCCAGCAATTAGCCGATGCAACGCAGTTCAGGTCGCACCCGTACTTGTGAATCAGCGCGCCGCCCTGATCCCATTCAGTTGATGGCGAGTAGTGGTTGGCCCAGCAGCCACCATCGGCTAGCTGGTACACGCAGCTGACGGTATTCCCGTCACCCCATTCCACTACCTTCACCTGGCTTGCATCAGTTGCCTTTGCTACAGCCCAGTTCAGCGCCGCGCCTTGCAGTTCGGCGGTCTTCACTTCGATCATCTGGCTCATCCCGTCACCTTCCCTGCCAGTCCGCTAATCACAGCCAGCAGCGAGAACACTGCCAGGCCGTAGCCGTGAAATTTGATCGCTTCCATCACACACCCCCTAATAGCGCCACGTAGGCGAGAGCCGCTAAGAAAGGAGCCACTCCGCAATACAGCAGGAAGGCGCCGGCCAGCTCCTTGAGTTGGATGGTCATGGCTGGGCTCCTTGCATGGCGGCTATCGCTTCGTTCCAGGTCTTGCACCAGGCACACTCTGTTCCCGCTAGCGCGCCGTTGTCGGAATCCCATACGCCAGGCACGGAATGCCCGTGGCCAGGAGCGTTGCCACGGTTCTCGCTGCGGCGTGGATGCTCGCGAACTACTGCAGCAACAATCTCTCGGAATCGCACTGCATCCTTCTCCAGCGCATCCCGCTCAGCGAGAAGGGCGTCGATGCGCTCCTCCATCTTGGCGATGGTCTGGTACGCGAATGCCAGCTTTCCTGTTGGCTTGCTCATGCCGCCTCCTGCTTGATCTGCTCAGCCTTGCTGCGCAGCTGCGCCGCGTGGTGTTCGATGAATGCCGCTTGCTGCTTGTCGATGGCGTAGACGATCTCGTCCAAGGCATCGCCCAGCGCCTCGTCTGTGCGGCTGCGTACTGATTCCCAGCGCCGTTTGTAGCTGAGCAGGGGGATCAGGGCCGCTATCAGCTTCTCAGGCACCTCCATGCGCCCAGCGCAGAACTCGGCGTAGGCCTGCATGACGTCGGGGTCTAGGTTGTCTAGCTGGTCGAGGATGGCTTCCTCGAGTGAGGTGCTGTCATCCGGGCACGGCTGTTCGCGGCGCCCTATGGGTCCGTAGTGCTTCATGGCTGTTACCTCGGTTGCCCGGATGGGCGATGGAAGTGGTGATGCAGTGCATCGGACTGGCGTCTGTTGCGGTTGCGATCCGCACAGAGCACCGGGATGAAGGGGCAGATGTCGTGTGCAGCGCTACAGTGACGACAGAGCTTCCCAATGACCGGCTTCATACCTGCCAAACGCCAGTCCGATGCAGGCTCGTTACGTGAGCCATTCGGCCTGCTACCGATTCCCGGCAGGCTCTGGGCAGGAGTTGTCTTCCGTGACGCCGGATCGGCTCCAGCTGAGGGTCATGGCGCTACCAGCACCGCGCGCCGTACGGTTATCGCAGACCTGGTGGTCTGGCCTGGCTGGTTCAGGCGGGGGTTATTTGGTGCGGGTTAATCTTCCGGATAGAGATCGTACTTGCGGCAAATCTCGTCCATGTCCCGTCTGGCCCGAAACTCACTAAATCCGTCACCATCGACGCCGACCTGGTATATGTGCTTCATGCCTTGCAGGATTTGGCAGCCATCTGCGCGAACTGCCTCAATCGTTTTCCAGTCCTCCGGCTCGACATCCTGCTCGCCGTAACAGCTTCGATCGAACCAGTAGTAAGCGCCGCAAGGGTGTGCCTTGCGCGCTGTTCGTATCTCGTCGCGTAGCAATGGCATCACTCACCTCCTTTCCAATTCCTTCTCCACCAATCCCACATGTACAGCGCTGCGAGGATGGCGCAGAGGATCAGGACTTCGGGGCCGGTTAGCATGGCCTGTCCTCCTATGTGCTGATGGGTGCCCGCTGCAGCCTGTCGCCAAGCTGCGGGGGTGGGGTTAGGCGTTCATCGTCACAGTGATGTAGCCGTTGCTGGCTCGCATCACACTCCAGCGGTTCAACATCACCGCAGGCCCGAACTTCTTGCCCGCCGCACGCTTCACCTGATCGGCTACCGATTGCAGGCTTTCGCCTTCCTCTGCAATGGCCAGCCACTGGAGCTTCTTGCCGCTGCTCAGGCTGGCGTCGATGTTGAACTGGGCCATGTGCTATCCCTCAATCTCAAAGTGGCGGCGGGCGATCTGCTCGCCGATCTCATCCAGCAATTCAGCGGCGCCGAAGTGGTTAACGATCTGCTCGATGTCGAAGTTCGCTAGCACCGTTGCGCCGTCCGCGTCGTATGCCGAGACGCCCATCAGCGTGCGGCTGGCTGGGTTAACGTCGATCTTGTAGGCGTCGAAATTCAAAACTGAGATGTTCATTTCTCACTCCTTCCAGTGGATTCCTCCTGATGCGCCCCGCTTGAGGCGCACCGAGGAATCTTCTGTCTTGCTGGCCTCCGTTACTTGCCACGGTGGGCTTGGCTGAACTGTCAAGGAATCCTTGGTAGTTCGATCTCGTTGCGCGTCTGCCGGAGTCATCTCTCTGCCCGCTGCCGCTACTGGCGTCGCATCGGGTGGCTGCGCAACTTCGCGTGGCTGCATGTGGAGCCACGGCCAGTTCCAGAGCTGGCATGGGGCGGGGAATTTGTTGATCGCGCTGTATGCCGAAGCAGACCCCGCCGCGATGTTCCCAATCTGTTAAAGAGCGTTCCGGGATCACCCGAGGCCTCTTGAGGCCCTGAAGCGTGTTTCGCTTCGCTTGAACCAAATATAGGGATTCCTTTTTCTATGGTCAATAGGGATTCCTATATTTTTTGATGTATCGGTTATTTGGGAGGAATTTCGCGTCTTGCCTGGCGACGAAAGGTGATTGTGGTCAATGAGAATTTGAGAGGTTTGTCACATGCCAAGGGTGTTTCTGATGGCTTCAGTGAAAGCCACCTGGCAGGGAGAGCGGGTAGACGTGACGCCAACGACGGCAGAAGAGATGGCAGCGCTTAGCGTGCGATTGCTGATTGAAGAGCTGGGGTCGGAGAGAGCTAGAAAGGTGCTGCGGAGGGAGCTGGCGAAGTACAGGCGCGACTACAAAGGGTCAGGGAGGGATGATAGAGGCGCGATAAGTAGCTGAAATTCCGAGGAAATCGGTAGTGCTCCAGAAAAAGCCCGATTTTATCGGTAGTAGTACCGATTTATTCGGTAGCGCTCGGGCTGATTCCTGATTCCCTCTTCATTGATTCCTGATTCCTGATCCCCTCAACAGGCCCTGCCGGGCCGGGCGCGGGTTGGTCAGGATTACCGTTTTCGGTAAGAGCCTACGAGCACGCCGACAATGTGCGTTTCTTCGGTGATCGGGATCATCGGGTGTTGAGGGTTTAACGGCTTCAGGTAGAACTGGCCGGCGTCCTCGATGAATATCTTGAACGTGGCCGCATTGCTCGCCGGAAGCTTTGCAACGACCGGATCGCCTGATTTGTGTGCAACATCCGGGTCTACGTAAATGAAAGTCCCGTGCGGGTAGCTTTCATAACCAGGATAGGGACTCGTCATTGAGTCACCCTCAACGCGCAGCGCAAAGCCGCGCGGGCCAATCGGATCAGGGCAGGGCATCCAAACCTCAGCATCGCCTACTTCGTAAAGGTCGATGGCCTCGCTCCATGCCCCAGCTGCAACCCAGCTGATCAACGGCACTCTTTGGATGTCACCAAGCGGGACGACGGTAGCCTCATGGACCTGGAGCGGGCCTATGTTTCCCCCATTGTCGGTGGGGTTGATAGATTCTTTAGGCCGCATGTCGCCTTGTCCAGTCTCCAGCCACAGCGGATCGACACCGCAAGCTGCCGCAATGCTGGCGGTGTATGAGCTGCTGCCGGTTTTGCCGGTTTCCATGTCCGAGATCGATGCCTGCTTGATCCCGACCTTGTCTGCCAGTTCGCCCTGCTTTAGGCCGGCGTATTTACGCGCGGCTTTGATCCGATGCTTGAATTCCATTTGAAGATTTTCACCGGCTTGCCTATATGCTTGCAAACAGGCATTCCTTTGTCCTAGGATATAGGCATTCCTATTTGAGGTAGCCCCATGAACATCTACGAACGGCTCGTTAAGCACTTCGGAACTCAGGAGCTGACCGCAGCCGCTCTTAATGTCCGGCAAGGCACTGTCTCCGGCTGGGTACGTGGTGAGCACGGTATGTGCGCAGTCACCGCCCTGACCGCTGAACAGGTCACCGGGGGGATCTTCAAGGCGGTAGAGCTTTGCCCAGCCCTCAAGCGGGTGAAGGCTGCGGCCTGATTCCTTTTTCACACACTTCATCCTCGCAGAAGGAAATTGCCATGTATGCAGACCCCAACCACCTACGCGATCGCGAGATCAAGCTGCGCGTAGACGACGCCACCTACAAGCTGATCGACGCATTGGCTCAGTTTCACCGCACACAGAAGGCGGTGCTGGTTCGTGATTTGGTCGAGGCCGCTTTGGAGCGCCTGGCTGCCGAGGATAGCGATGAAGTAACCGCGGCCTGAAGGCCCCGAGGAGGGCCTTGTGCCTCAAAAAGTAGATCTGCCCGCCTATCTCTACGGGGACGAGCTGGAAGCGCTGCGTAAGGCGGCGGCACGACGAGGAATGACCCCCGAGGAACTGCTGGGACAAGAGGTGGAGCGCGACCTGAACGAGGCCGTTAGCCGAATCACCCGGCCATCAGCGAAGCGGGGAACCGTAAGACCTTTTCGGCGAAAGCCTGAATAGGGCCTGACCAGGGACTGAAGCCCAAACGGCAGGCAATAAAAAACCCGGTGGATCAGACCGGGTTCTTCAACAACGTGTTGCGAGGTAGAGAGATCATGACACATCAGATAATTCCTTTCAACTTCCAGGGCTCTGACGTTCGAGTAATCGATTCCGATGGCGAGCCTTGGTTTGTGGCGGTCGACGTCGCCGAGGCGCTTGGCTACTCAAAGCCGTTTAACGCTGTCTCGCGCCACTGCAAGGCTGCAACCACTACCCCGAAACAGGGTGGTGGCACGATGACCATCATTCCGGAGCGTGACGTCTACCGGCTTGTCATGCGTTCGAAGATGCAGGCGGCTGAGCGATTCGAGGAGTGGGTAGTCGGCGAGGTTCTTCCAAGCATCCGCAAGACCGGAAGCTACCAGCACCAGGCTGTCTCACCAGCGAGCATTTCCCATCTTGAAACTGCGCGCATGCTGGTTGCCGCCCTTGAGATTCAAGAGCAGCAGGCCGCCCAACTCGCAATCGCCGCGCCGAAAGTCGAGTTCGTCGACCGCTACGTCGAGAACACCGGGACTCTGACCTTCCGCCAGGTAGCCAAGCTGCTCAAGGCCAATGAGCGCGTGCTGCGTCAGCTGCTCATCGACGGCCATGTCATGTACCGCCTCAACGGCGTGATGACCCCATACCAGAACCACATCGATGCCGGCCGTTTCGAGGTAAAGACCGGAACGTCCGAGCGCAATAACCACGCCTTCGCGCAAGCCCGCTTCACGCCCAAGGGCGTTCAGTGGATCGCTGGCCTGTGGGCGTCCCGTTCCATGCAGGAGGCTGCATAAAATGGCGAGGGCTCGAAATATCAAACCGGCACTGTTCAAGAACGAAGTTCTCGGCGTGGCTGACCCGATCGCCACACTCCTGTTCATTGGTCTCTGGACGCTGGCAGACCGGCGCGGAATCTTGGAAGACCGCCCGCTGCGCATCAAGGCCGAAGTGTTCCCCTATCGCGACGGCATCGATACCGACGCTCTGCTGTCCTGGCTGGACAAGCACGACTTCATCCAGCGCTACGAAGTCGACGGCAAGGCCTGCATCCAGATCAACAACTTCGAGAAGCACCAGAACCCGCACAAGAACGAGGAGCCGTCCGAGCTTCCTGATGCTGAGGGGAATTATTCAGGGACTCAAAAGGCCGCAAAGGGCATGACTGCTGAGTGTGCCGAGGCCTTCGAAACCTTCTGGAAGCTGTACCCGCGCAAGACCGCCAAGGACAACGCCCGCAAGGCCTTCGCCAAGGTCAACCCGAGCGCCGAGCTGCTGGCCGAGATCATGGCGTCGCTCGCCAAGCACTGCACCTGCCAGAGCTGGCTGAAGGACGACGGCCAGTTCATCCCGCACGCCGCCACCTGGCTCAATCAGAAACGCTGGAACGACGAAGTGAAGCCTGCTGCGAATGTTCATCAGTTCCCTGGCGCATCGCGGCACACCGGCTTCGCTGAGCGCGACTACAAATCCGGCCTGACTGAGCGGGAGGATGGCACCTATGGCTTCTGAATTGAGCACTGCGCTGACCGATCTAGACCGCCGTTTCGGAGTGACTGGCAAAACGCCAGCCGTCTGCGAGAAGCACGGCGACTACATCTCTGTTCTGCGTGATGGGCATGAGCCGAGTTCTTGCCCGACCTGCTTTGCTGAGGTGCGCGCCGAAGAGGATCGGCTGAACAAGCTGCGTGACTTCGCGCACTGGCAGCTCCAGAAGGCGCGCATTCCTCGCCGATTCGCCGAGAAATCGTTCGCCAACTACGAAGTCCGCACGCCCGAGCAAAAGGAGGCGCTCGAAATCTGCCAGGCATATGCCGACAACTTCGAGGAGCACCTGAAGGCTGGGCGCTGCATGTTGCTGCTCGGCAGCCTGGGCACCGGTAAAACGCACCTCGCCATAGCCATCGCTAACCGCCTGATTCACAAGAAGGGCATCTCAGCAATCTACCGCACTGTTGGCGGCGTGCTGGCTGAGATCCGGTCGAGCTATGACGCCCGCGACGTGACCGAGGAGGAGGTCATGCGCAGCCTGATCGCTCCGAGGCTGCTCATCCTCGATGAGGCTGGCGCCACAAAGCCGAGCGAGTTCGAGCTGGCCACCCTGTTCCGCATCATCAACGGCCGCTATGAGCAGCTCCTGCCGACCATCGTTATCTCGAACCTACCGGCTGACGAGCTATCGGCTGCGCTTGGCGAGCGTTGCGTTGACCGCCTGCGTGAAGGTGGTGGCTTTGCTGTCGGCTTCGACTGGAAGTCCGCGCGCGGGAGGGCTAAGGCATGAAGCCATCGATCAAGGCCCGCCTGCGCGACATGGTAATCGCCGCCGCATTCGGGATCGGTGTATCGCTCGTTCTGTTCTTCGTTTTCGAGATGGGGGCTGGCTTCGGTGAGCTGAAGTGCCGTGTCGAGATGCGGCAGGAGGCTAAGCCATGACCGCCTCCATCGGCACCGGCCGAATTCACGAAGGCCTCGACCTCAAGTGGTGCTGCGACATCTGCGGCAATCCACGCAACGGCCATAAGCACACCGCTTGCGCCAAGACCCGTCAGGCCATCTACGCGATGCCGTCTCAGCAGCGCCTGGCCGTTCTGGCTCTCCAGAAGCAGGGCTTTCGCCCTCAAGCAATCACCGCGACCGGCATAGGCCTATCCCGCGGCAATGACCATCGCGTCGTCTGTGCTGACGGAAGCACCCAGCGCGGCGTAGGAGCGAAACGATGACCGACTACATGGAAATGGCCGAAGCCTTCCACCAGGCCCGCACCGCCCCCGACGTAACAGACCGCGCTACTGGCCTAGAGGAAGCAGATCGTATAGGGGGCGTGGCGCTGGTACAGGCCAGGCTGCAGGGGCGGGGCGCTGAGTTCTGCATCGATTGCGACGAGGAGATTCCGGCCAAGCGTCGCGCTGCAGCTCCGTGGGCAGAGCGCTGCATCTCCTTCCAGGACGACCACGACAAGCGGGAGGCGCGGCGTCATGGCTAGTCCAACCTTCCCCCTGCGCAATGAGATGGACCGCCAGCGCGCCATCGCCTACCTGCAGAAGATCGACCTGGGCGCCGGCTACGTCTGGACCATGCGCGAGGAGGTCCGCAGCGACGCTCAGAACCGCCGTATGTGGGCCATGTTGCGCGACATCAGCCGCCAGGTTGAGTGGTACGGCCAGAAGCTCGAGGACACCGACTGGAAGCACGTATTCAGCGCAGCCGTCGAGCAGCAGCGCGCCGTGCCAGGCCTGAATGGCGGCTTCGTGGTCCTGGGCATCTCCACCCGCAAGCAGAGCAAGAAGTGGTTCTCGGACATGTTCGAGGTGATGGAAGCGTTCGCGGCTGAGCATGGCGTGCGCTGCACCACGGCTGACCATTGGGGGATTGCGGCATGAGCATGTCCGGACACCAATCACCCGTCATGGGCACCGATGAATGGCTGACACCGCCGGAGATCCTGGCTGTGCTGGGCTCGTTCGACCTTGATCCGTGCTCGCCGCACGAGTCTCGCCGACCATGGCCGACCGCGGCCAAGCACTACTGCAAGGAAGACGACGGGCTTGCGCAAGAGTGGCAGGGCCGCGTCTGGATGAACCCGCCGTTTGGCCGCGAGGCTGCCAAGTGGATGCGCAAGCTGGCCGCCCACGGCAATGGCATTGCGCTGATTCCAGCGCGCACCGAGACGGCCATGTTCTTCGAGTCGGTATGGGGTGCAGCTGATGCCGTCCTATTCCTACAAGGCCGCCCGCACTTCCACCGCGTAGACGGCAGCCGTGCGGCGTTCAACTCCGGCGCACCGATCTGCCTCGTTGCCTACGGCCTGGCAAACGTCGCCGCCCTGGAGCGCTCTGGTCTCGGTCAACTGGTCCCGGTACTGCGGAGGGCTGCCTGATGCTCCGACAGCGCTCCAAGCCATTCCGCTCGAGCAAGTGGCTCTCAGCGGTACACAAGATCGAAAACTGCGTGCTCTGCGGCGCCTATGGCGTCCAGGCCGCACACATCAACGAAGGAAAGGGGATGAGCCAGAAGACGGACGACTGCCTTACCGCAGCCATCTGCCAGAGCTGCCACCACGAGTTGGACAACGGCAAGAAGTACACCCGCGACGAGCGCCGGGAAATCCTGCGCAAGGCGGTGCTGGACACCATCGCACAACTCGCCCGCATGGGGTTCATCGATGCGAAAAGGGGCGTCGCATGAAAGTCCCATGCCCAATCGATTCTGATCACGTAACAACCCCGCTGAGCAGCCGCAGAAAAATGTGGTGCCACAACTGCCGCAAGGAACACCCATGGCCGCTAAAGCCCGGCCAGCTCCCCCTGATCGCAAACAACAGAGCCACAAGGAAGCCGCAATGACTGACGCTATCAACCCAACCCATTACACCCGCGGCGCGGTTGAGTGCATCGACGCCATCGAAGCGGCCACCGTGGACAAGCGCGGCATCGAAGCGGCCTGCACCGCGAACATCATCAAGTACCTGTGGCGCTACGAGGCCAAGAACGGCATCGAGGACGTGAAGAAGGCTCGCTGGTACCTGGAGCGCCTGCTCGCGCACCTCGACAAAGCCGAGTTCGGCCAGCAGAACACCATCGACTGCCGCTCGGATGAGCAGAAGCAGCGGCCGGATATCAAGACATTCTTTGGCCCGCAGAGCATTCACGACCCGCGCACCGTAGTCGGCCTGGACGTGTCGTTTTCGACTGAGCGCCACCTAAGTTTTGCGCCGGAGACGGTGACGTTGTGCAGCTACTGCCTGAAAAAACAGTGCATCTGCCCGACAGAGGCGGAGGAAGGCCATGCATGACCACCTCTGCGGCTCCTGCTGGATTGAACTTGGCGGAATTGACTGCCGATGCTCGGGCGCTGATCGAAGCGGACAAAACGGCCTGCCTGATCAGGTGGAAGGTGCGCGACCTCACGGGGAAGGAGCGGCAGAGGCAAGCGCAGCTGTTCCTGTCGGCTGTGCCCGCGAATGCACGAGCTGCAGTTGTGGCGGCATTGGCAGCGAGGGCCGGTAGATGAGTTTCCCGATCCGTAAAGCCTCAGCCCAAACCACGGTCAAGCCGGTGAAAAGTGCTGGATCGGGAAAATCCACCGCGAGCCAGGCTGAGGACGCGCTAGCGCTTCACATGCGCGCGGAAGGCATCGAAGCCATCCGAGAGTACCGCTTCGCTGCTGAAGCTTGTGGAGGGCCTGGTAAGGGCCTGCGTGATCGTCTGGCCAAGGCTGGGCTGCAGGACTGGCGCGCTGACTTTGCGCTGCCGGAGCACGGATTGCTGATCGAGGTTGAGGGCGGCGGTTGGGTTCATGGCCGGCATAACACCGGCGCCGGCTTCGCTGCCGACCTCAAGAAATACGACGCTGCTGCCCGCCTAGGGTGGCGCGTCTACCGCTGCGACCCCGCCATGATCAAGAGCGGGCGCGCTATCGAGACAATCCTAATTCTGATGCAGCAGGGGAGAGCAGCCTGATGGCCGCACGCAAGCACGACGACGAGACAATCAAGGCCGCGCTGGCGGGCCGTACAGTGGCAGAGGCTGCGCAGATCCTCGGGCTGCACGAACGCAACGTCTACACCCACAAGGCGCGCCTGGCTCGTCAGGGGTGGAGCCCGGAGCACGACATGACCAAGACCGTGCCGGATGGCTTCCGCCTGAAAGGCACGTCCACGCTGTACGACGAAGACGGCAAGGCCAAGCTCCAGTGGGTCAAGACCACGATCGACCAAGAGCGCCAGGCCGAGCTGATCCGTGAAGCGTGCCAGGCAATGTCCGAGGATCTGCCGCAGGTCGAGCCCCGCAAGGCCGGCAACAGCTACTTGTCTCACCTGCTGGCCGCCTACCCGATCGGCGACGCTCACATTGGGATGCGTGCCTGGGGCGAGGAGACACAGGGCAGCGACTGGGATCTTTCGATTGCCGAGCGCGTCCAGTGTGGCGCTATGGCCGCCCTGGTCGATATGGCGCCGGCCTGCGAGCAAGCGCTGATCATCAACTGCGGCGACTGGTTCCATGCCGACAACATGGAAGGCACCACGAGCCGGTCCGGCCACATCCTGGACGTCGACGGGCGTTACGCGAAAATGATCCGCGTTGGCGTCAAGGTGATGAGGCAGTGCATTGAGTCCGCCCTCATGAAGCACGCCCGGGTGCGCGTCTGCAACGTCATCGGCAACCACGACGACACCGGCGCTATCTGGCTGAGCATCGCCCTGAGTCACATCTACGCCAACGAGCCCCGCGTCCAGATAGACACCTCGCCTGCGCCGTTCATGTACCACGAGCACGGCAAGGTGCTGATCGGGATGCACCACGGCCACTCCTGCAAGCCTGACCGCCTCCCGGGCGTAATGGCCACCGATCAGGCGCAAGCATGGGGCCGAACCGAGTTCCGCTACTGGTACATCGGCCACGTCCACCACCAGAGCGTCAAGGAATACAGCGGCGTTACCGTCGAGTCGTTCAACACCCTGACCGCCAAGGATGCCTACTCCGCATGGGGTGGCTACCGGGCTCAGCAGAACATGAAGTGCATCATCCATCACGCGGAGTTCGGCGAGGTAGGCCGGCACACGGTGAATCCGAACATGCTCAAGGGGGAGGCGGCGGCATGAACAGATTTCATAGCAAGTACGAAGTTCTCAATATGGGGCACGAGTCACCGTGCTGGATGTGGAGGGCTTACAAGGACAAGCATGGGTATGGGCGATTTCAGGTCGGCGATAGACCTCAGGCTGCGCATCGATATTCATGGTTTCTTGTTCACGGCTATCTACCTGAATACCCAGAGTTCGAGCTGGATCACCTGTGCGGGAATCGAGCGTGCGTGAACCCGGATCATCTGCGGGTTGCCACTCACAAAGAAAACACCCTGCGCAGCGCGAGTTTTGTTGCAGAGAACTCAGAGAAGCTCTACTGCAAAAACGGGCACGAATATAACCAGGGGAACACCTACATCAGGCCAAGCGGGGCTCGTGACTGTCGCGCCTGCGGGAAAGAAAGAGTTCGTCGATACAAGCAAGGGAGGGCTTCCGCATGAAGATGAACAGCGCGCGCCAACTCTGGCATGACGCCTACTACCAGCGCAGGGAATCGACTACCTCCTACGCCCTCGAGGTGGGAATGCTGCAGGCCAGCATCCAGAAGACCGAGAAGGACCGCCGCACCGACGTGGCGCTCGATCAAGCGCTGTGCGGAATGGTGCAGTCGGTGATCGGTACGCTGCCGGCCAGCCTGCAATGCTTCGGCCACTGGATGTACTCGCCACTGGCCGACGACGATCATCGGGAGATCGCCGAGGAACTGGTGTTCGCCATTGCAGCCGCCAAGCTGCCTCGCATGACCGAAGCCAAGCGCGAGAAAGCGCAGTACGTCGCCAAGGGTGTGCTGTACCGGTATCGCCGCCAGCATCAGGGCGGGCAGAGCTCGACGCCTGACCCGCTGCCGACCCCTGAGACCTTCCGCGCCTGGCTGTTCGACGAGTACGGCGTGCGCCTGTGCAGCGAGAACTGGACACGTGAGTGGGAGTCACACATCGACGCCTTCTTCCAGGCCTGCAACGACATGGACAAAGCCGCGCTGGCACCGGTTTCTGGCCTGCTGTACCAGTGGAAAGAGGCGGCGTGAATACGTGAGAAAAACGCTTGCATTCCCGTTCGGCTAGAGGCACACTTTATCCATGCTGTGATTCCTTCGCCTGAAGGGATTGCGGAAAGCACATTGCTCAGTGTGCGACGCAGATGCTTCATCGCAGGCCTTCTCACCCTGCTGAAATACTCGAAAGCCCCAGCAGAAATGCCGGGGCTTTTTTGTTCCTGCCGACCTCTGTGTCGGTTTTTTTATGCCGATTAGAAAGCCAATCCGCGCTTGAGTCGGCAATCAAATACCAGTTTCGGGCGCTAAAGGCCGTTTGAATGGCTCGCCACCATGCGCCCAACCCTCTTCCGGCCCCATGCCTGCCTCCTTGCTCATAGGCGGATCGCACGCGCATGTGAGGCCGGACCAATCAACTGCCCCATGCGGGATAACCGAGATGCCCAAGATGCCAGAGAAAAGTCCAGAAGTATGGGCTGCGGTCCTCGCATGGCTGCACGCTATTGCGCCGAGCCTGTACGCGTTCTGTCTGTCCGTGACTATCGCCGTGCTGCGAGTCGTGTACGGGGGCGGAACTAAGCGGCAGATGGTGCTCGAGGGCGCCCTGTGTGGATTCGCCACGCTGACCCTGGTCCCGCTGCTCGAGTACTTCGGCCTCCCGCAGAGCATGGCTACGTTCGTCGGCGGATCGGTTGGCTTCCTCGGAACAGAAAAGCTCCGTGACCTGGCTATCCGCTGGGGAGAGAAGAAGGCGAGCGCATGAAACGCACCACAGTCTGGCGCCTTGTCATGGCCTCCGGCCTCACCTCCCTATGCCTTATCGGTTGGGCTGTGATTGAGGCGGTCAAGTGGGTGGCTGGGCTGGCTAGCTGCATATGACATAGAGGTGTTGGCGTGACCGATAAACCCAAGGTTCTCGAGTTCAAGCGCGAAGGCTGGCGAGATGCGATCAAGACCCTCCGCACCATTGCCGACCAGATGGAGTCGGGCGAAGTGCCTCGCTGCGACGTTGGCATCCTCGTGACCATAGGGCCGGACGGAGAGATAGACACATACGGCATGGGCGGCAAAGGCGAAGACCTGGCACTGCTCGGCCTGCTCCGGTGCGCTGAGCAAGTGATTATCGAGAGCACCCTATACCCGGAGTGACCTATGGCCCTGACTCAGAAGCAGGAAGCCTTCGCGCTTGCCTACTTTGAGACAGGCAATGCCAGCGAGGCATACCGAAGGGCGTACAACGCCGAGAACATGAAGCCGGAGAGCATCAATCGCAAAGCGAAGGAGATGCTTGATCACGGCAAGGTTACGGCAAGACTGGCCGAACTGCGCACCGCGGCCGCCAAGCGCAACCAGATCACTGTGGATGACCTGCTGCGTGAACTGGAAGAGGCCCGCGTTAAAGCACTGAGCTGCGAGAACCCCCAGTCATCTGCAGCAGTGAGCGCGACGCTCGGCAAGGCCAAGTTGCTCGGACTGGATCGCCCAGACATTGGGCTTGATCTGGAGGCCAAGCGCCTGGCGAACGAGAAGCTGCGCCGCGAACTGGAAGACCCGAATCAAGGCTTGCCTGAGCCGAAGCAAGTCATCATCGGGGTGGAAGATGCAAGCGACCCTGAAGCTGAATAAGCCGCAGTTCGAGTTCATCAGTCACCCGAAGAAGTTCTCTGCGTTCGTCGGCGGGTATCGAAGCGGGAAGACGTTCGTAGGCTGCGTGCGGCTGTGTATCAACGCACTGGAGCACCCTGGCATTCCGCAGGGCTACTTCGCACCGACCTATCCGCAGATTGCGGACATCTTCTACGACACGATACCGGGTGTTGCTGAGGCCTTCGGGTTGTTCGCCGACATCGTGCCGAGCAACAAGCGGGTGCATCTTCGCGACTCGAAAGGCCGCTGCCTGTCGACGATCGTCTGCAAGAGCATGGAGCACCCCGGCCGCATCGTCGGCTTCAACATCGCGCACGCACTAGTCGACGAGATCGACTGCATGCCGATCAAGAAGGCTGACAGCGCCTGGAAGAAGATCATCGCCCGTATGTCGACTGTCTGGCCGACGCGCGGAGAGAACACCATCGACGTGACGACCACGCCGGAGGGGTTCAACTGGGTATATCGCAAATTCGTCAAGGAGCTGGCCGCAAACCCCAGCCAGCGCCCGCTGTATGGCATCGTCCATGCCAGCACGCGGCAGAACGCCAAGAACCTGCCGAAGGACTACATCCCATCGCTGCGTGAGTCGTACCCGGCCAATCTGGTCGACGCCTACATTGACGGCCAGTTCGTCAACCTGGTGAGCGGATCGGTCTACCCGAACTTCTGCAGGCGGCTGAATCACACCGACGAGACGATTCGCCCGGGTGAAGAGCTGCATGTAGGTATGGACTTCAACATCAATCGGATGGCGGCCTGCGTGTTCGTCATTCGTGGCGGTGAGCCGCGGCAACTGGATGAACTGACCAGCCTATTCGACACGCCGGCAATGATCGCTGCGCTGCTTGAGCGATTCCCCGGCCACAAGATCACCGTGTACCCGGACGCCAGCGGTAAGAACCGCAAGAGCGTCAACGGCAGCGAGTCGGACCACAGCCTGCTCAAGCAAGCCGGCTTCACGGTTCGCGTCAACCCGGCAAACCCGATGGTTCGTGACCGCGTTCTGGCCGTTAACGCCATGTTCCTCAACGGCGAGGGCGTGCGCCGGCTGAAGATCAACACCGACAAATGCCCGGTCACCACTCAGGTGCTCGAGCAGCAGGCATACAACGAGCACGGAGAGCCCAACAAGGACGGCACGGAAGACCCGGCCGATGCCTTCGGATACTTCGTCGTTCACCGCTTCCCGATCATCAAGCCCGCAACCTCAATCAACATGGGATTTGCCCGATAATGGCCGACGTTCAATACCAGCGCCCTGAATACGAGGCAGCGCAAGCCCGTTGGCGCCTGGTGCGCGACGTTTGCAAGGGCTCCGAGGCGGTCAAGGCAGCCGAACAGCGCTACCTGCCGAAGCCGAACAAGCACGACACGAGCAAGGAGAACGCCGAGCGGTACGAGAGCTATCTGGCTCGCGCGGTGTTCTACAACGCCACCGGGCGGACTCGTGACGGCCTGGTCGGCGCCGTGTTCCGTGTGGTTCCGACGCTCACTGTGCCCGCGCTGCTCGACTACATGGCCACCGATGCCAATGGCGCCGGAATCAGCGTCTACCAGCAGTCGCAGACGGTCCTGGCTGATGTGCTGGAGACTGGCCGGGCGCTGATCCTCGTCGACTTCCCTGCGGTTGAGTCGGCCAGCCGTGCCGACATGCAGAGCGGTAAGGCGCGGGCGACCATCACGGCATACCCAGCCGAGGCGGTGATCAACTGGCGCACTACCAAGGTTGGCGCTCGCCACCTCCTGTCGCTGGCCGTGCTGCGTGAGACGCACGAAATCGAAGACGGTTTCGGCGTCAAGACATACCCTCAATACCGCGTGCTGAGCCTGCGCGATGGCGTCTACACCGTCGACGTGTGGCGCCAGGCGGCCGGCGAGGGCGCGTTCGAGATCGCAGAGACCTACAACCCGCGTCGCAGCAATGGTGCGCCGTGGAACGAGATCACGGCCTTCTTCGTCGGCGCGCAGAACAACGACACGTCGATCGATGAGTCGCCGCTGTACGACCTGGCCGAGATCAACATCGGTCACTACCGCAACAGTGCGGACTACGAAGATTCGGTCTATCTGGTCGGTCAGCCGCAGGTCTACATGGCGGGGCTCGACGACCACTGGGTCAAGATGCTTGAGGAAAAGGGCATCTACTTCGGCTCGCGGGCAATCCTGCCGCTGCCGCAAGGTGGATCGGCCGGCATCCTGCAGGCTCAGCCGAACGGCCTGGCCAAAGAGGCGATGGACGCCAAAGAGCGCCAGATGGTTGCACTTGGTGCTCGCCTGGTTGAGAAGGGTAGCGCCACGAAGACCGCCACTGAGGCCGCATCGGATAACGCTGCGGAGCACTCGGTGCTGTCCCTGGTCGCGTCCAACGTGAGCGAGGCCTACACCAAGGCTCTGCAGTGCGCTGCCGAGTTCATGGGCGCCACTGGCGAGTGTGTCTATGCACTGAATCAGGACTTCATCGAAGCCCGCCTTGATCCGCAGACCCTGGCCGAACTGGTCAAGTCCTGGCAGGCAGGCGCGATCACTGATGCCGACCTGTGGGCTCAGCTGCGCCGTTACGGACTGATCGATGCTGAGAAGTCGGATGACGAGATCCGCGAAGAGCTTGCCAGTAGCACCTCTGGCCTGAACCTGGACGACGACGATGGCAACGGCGGAACTGCTAATACAGTCGGCAACGCGTAACGCCGTGATGCTCGAGCGCCTCAAGAGTGGAGAGGTCGAGAAAATCGACCCCTTCCTGCGGCGCATCGACAAGGATCTGCGCGACAGGCTGAGCCGCGACACACTGACCGACTACAGCCGGGCACGCCTCGAGCAGATGCTGAAGTCGATCGACGCGATGCTCGCCAAGATTCACGGCGAGTTCACGTCGCAGCTGCTGCTGGACCTGTTCGATATCGGCGCCTACGAGGCCGAGTTTGAGGCCAGGTCGCTTGATCAGGTGCTGGTCAATATCACCGCAGCGGCTCCGACCGTGAAAGCGATACAGGCCGCTGTGAAGGCTCAGCCGCTCAGCGTGACCGGTCCGGATGGCGGCAAGCTACTGGAGGCGTTTATAGCTGACTGGACGCAGGCCGAGCGTAACCGGGTGACTGGTGCGATTCGGATGGGCTACGTCCAGGGGGAGACCAATCAGCAGATCATCAACCGCATCCGCGGCACCAAGGCGCTGAAGTACAGCGACGGCTTGCTTTCGATCACCCGGCGCAATGCTGAAGCGGTTGTTCGAACCGGCATCCAGCACGTCGCCAGCGTGGCGCGCATGGAGACGTGGAAGACGAACAGTGACGTGGTGACCGGCTACCGATGGGTTTCCACTCTCGACGGTCGCACGTCCGCACAGTGCAAGTCGCTGGATGGTCGGGTGTTCAAGATGGGCAAGGGCCCTGTACCGCCCGCGCACATCCGCTGCCGCAGCACGACCGCCGCCGAGCTGGACGCCCGCTATGCCTTCCTCGACGAAGGTGCCACGCGGGCCAGCAAGGACGGTTACGTCGACGCTGAGCAGACCTACTACAGCTGGCTCAAGGGCCAGCCGCAAGAGTTCCAGAACATCGCGCTCGGCCCTGAGCGCGCAAAGCTGTTCCGCGACGGCGGGCTGAGCGCTGAGCGCTTCGCCGAGCTCCAGTTGGATCGGCAATTTAAACCACTGACCTTGGAACAGATGAAGGCTCTTGAGCCCGAGGCGTTCCGTAGGGCAGGCATCTAGCCGGCAGGGCCGGCAAACCTAGTCTCCGGGAGACACCATGCTCGATTTTGAACGCGACAGCCTGGAAGGGCTGGATGAAGGCCTGCGCGGCTTTTATGAAGAGAAGGGCGGCAAGTACCAGCTCAAGGTCAACGGCATCCCGCAGGGCGAGGATGTGTCTGGCCTAAAAGCAAAGCTCGAGGAACTGCTCGGCGAATCCAAGGCAGCGAAGGCGAAAGCCCGTGAGGCCGAGGAAGCAGCCAAGAAGGCCGAGGAAGAGCGCGCCCGCAAGGCTGGCGACGTTGAGGCGCTGGAGAACAGCTGGAAAGAGAAGCTGACCAAGCGCGAGCAAGAGCTTCTGTCTGAGCGCGAGAGCCTGGCAAGCCAGATCAAGGAGCTGACGGTTGGCCGTGCCGCTACTGACCTTGCCGCCGAGCTGGCTGTGCAGGGCAGCGCAAAAGCCCTCCTGCCTCACCTTCAAGCGCGCCTGAGCATGGATCTCCGCGATGGTAAGCCGACTGTGGTCGTCCTAGACGCCAATGGCAAGCCAAGCGCGGCAACCTTGGAAGAACTGAAAGCAGAATTCGTCAACGATCCGGCCTTTGCGCCGCTGATCGTCGGCAGCAAAGCATCCGGTAGCGGGGCTAGCGGTGCGAAACCTGGCGGCGGGGCCGCTAAGAAGTTCGATGAATACACCGGCGCAGAACTGTCGGCCATTCGCAAGAGCGATCCGGCCCTGTACGACCGCCTCAAGACTGAATACCACGGAGAATAGCCCCAATGGCCACCGTTCGCCTTTCCGACATCATCGATGTCACCGTTTTCCAAGACCTCCCGGCTGTGAACAGCCCGGAGAAAACCGCCTTCTACGAGTCCGGCATCGTCACCTCGAGCCCGCTGCTCAATGGCCTGGCCACTGCGGCCGGTAAGACTGCCGAGCTGCCGTTCTGGAAGGATATCGACCAGACCGTCGCGCCGAACCTGTCGAACGACAACCCGGCCTCGGTTGCTACCCCGGACAAGATCGTTCAGGGCGAGCAGATCAGCCGCAAGGCCTTCCTGAACAAGGGTCTGTCCGAGTCCGACCTGGCTTCCGAGCTGGTTCTCGGTCCGAAGGCAATGGATCAGATCCGCGCCCGCATCGACACCTACTGGACCCGCCAGTGGCAGCGCCGCCTGCTCGCCAGCGTGAACGGCGTGCTGGCTGACAACGTCGCCAACGATGGCGGTGACATGGTTTTCGACATCGCAGGCGCAACCAACGCCGACGTGACCGCGAGCACCATCTTCACCCGGCAGAACTTCACCAGCGCCGCCTTCACCATGGGCGATGCGGTCGATGGCATCCAGGCGATCGCCGTTCACTCGGTCGTGTACAAGCGCATGATCGACAACGATGACATCGACTTCATCAAGGACAGCGCCGGCAACATGACCGTGCCGACCTTCCTCGGTAAGCGCGTCATCGTCGACGACAGCATGACCTACACTCCGGCAGCCGGTAGCGCTGGGGCCGACGCAGCAGCGCGCTACACTAGCGTTCTGTTCGGTCAAGGCGCCTTCGGCTTCGGCAATGGCCAGCCCAAGGTTCCGGTCGAGGTTGAGCGTCAGGCGACCCAGGGTAACGGTGGCGGCATCGAAACCCTGTGGACCCGCAAGACCTGGATCTGCCACCCGTTCGGCTTCCAGAACACCAGCACCCCGGCCGCCGAGTCCTTCTCGCTGGCTGAGCTGGCGACTGCCGCTGTGTGGGACCGCGTGGTTGATCGCAAGAACATCCCGCTGGCCTTCCTCGTGACCAACGGCTAAACGGATCGGCCCCCAGCAATGGGGGCCATCTTGGAGGCGCAGATGACAATTGCTGAACAGCTGCGATTGCAGCGCATGTACAACGAACAGATTTCAGGAAAGGCCGCGCAGCAAGGCGAGGCGAAGCCAAAAGAACCGACCAAGCCGCGGCGAGCCCGGGCCAAGGAATAACGCATGACGCTGATCATCGAGGACGGGAGCGGAAAACCCGACAGTGAGTCGTATGCCACGGCCGCCGAGCTGGTCAGCTATGCCGCGAATTACGGCGTAACGGTTCCCGGAACCGAGCAGGCCCAGGAATCGCTGCTCCGCCGCGCCGCAATGCAGATGCAGGTCATGGGCTGGAAAGGCCGCAAAGCGAGCGCTGCGCAGGCTCTCGCGTGGCCTCGTGCTGATGTAGAGCTTGACGGTGAGGTGCTGCCGTCGACCTACATCCCGGCGCGCATCCAGTACGGCCAGATGGCCCTGGCTGCCGAGATTCACGCGGACGACATCGACCCGCCTGCCCAGCGACAGGGCGCAGTCATCCGTGAGCGGGTAGAGGGCGCAGTCGATGTGCAGTACGCCGAGAACAAGTCGGGCTATCTGCTGCCGGCCGCGCCTGACCGGCCAAGCCGGACACAGTTCGCTGACTATCTGGTCAAACGTGGTCTATTTGCCGTGAGGGCGTGACATGTCGCAGTTCTACGACCGCATGGCCTCGACCGCTCTGCGGTTGATAGAACGCTTCGGCCAGACCGTCACCCTGCGCGACACGGTGCCGGGCGAGTACGATCCGGTGGATGGATCGCAGACGCCCGACGTTGAGGTCGACCAGCCCGCACAGGCCATCCTGCAGGACTACGCGCTGCAGCAGTCCGGCATGAGCTATGCCGAGGGCACAGTCATCAAGCAGGGCGACAAGAAGATCCTCGTGGCAGCGATGACCAACGACGCCAATGGCCAGCCTGTCCAGCTTACGCCGCCGACGCTCACCACGATCGTCATCGCAGATGGCGCAACCTGGACCATCGTAAACATCAAAGAGATCAACCCGGCCGGTACGCCACTGGTGTACGAGCTGCAGGGGAGGCGGTGATGGCATTCGCTGACGATGTGCGCCGATTCGCTGTGAAGGCTGGCGATTCGAGCGACAAGATTGTCCGAGCTGTCACGCTGTCGCTGTTCAACGGGATCATCCGCGATACGCCAGTCGACACGGGGCGCGCTCGGGGGAACTGGCAAACCACTGTAGGCCAGCCGGCATCCGGCGAGATCGATCGGCTTGGCGCTAGTGCAGCAATCGCAGAGGTCGAAGCAAAGACGCCGCCTGGCGCTGGCCAAGAGACCTATCTGGCGAACGATCTGCCCTATATCGAAGAGCTCGAGAAAGGCAGCTCCAAGCAATCGCCCGAGGGCATGGTTCGTCGCAACATCGACCGCATCGAGCGCAACCTGAAACGAGCCATCCGCGATAACAAGGTCTGATCATGTCCGAATCCAAGATCCACAGCGCCCTGGTGACGGCTTACGTCGCGTCAGGCGTCATGCCCGTGGCGCGAACGGCATTCGAGGGCAAGACCTTCACACCGCCGACCGGGCAGAGCTGGGCTCGCCTCACAGCCCTTCCTACTGGCCGCGCCCCCGCCGCCCAAGGCAAGGATGCTGCGCAGGAGTGGACCGGCATTCTGCAGATCGACATCTTCCACCCAAAGAACACCGGCCACGCCGGGCTACTGAATGACGTGGACGCGCTGCTGGCTTTATTCGCGTCAGGCAAGCGCCTCGACTACCAAGGCCAGGGCGTACTGATTCGACGCGCTGAGCGCTCGCAGATTCGCCAGGAAGACGTCTGGCAGTCGGTCAGCGTCAGCGTCTACTGCACCGCCTGGTCATTCCCGGCGTAACCACAACCCGAAACACCGCGGCCCGCCTTGAGCGGGCTTTTGCATTTCTGGAGATAGCAAATGCCCTATGCACAAGGCGTCAATCAGAACACTTACATCAAACTGGAGGGCGTCGGCGGCACTCTCGACCCGGCCGTCGCCTGGATTCCGCTGCGCCTCATCACCAATGGCCTGAGTCAGTCGGTCGAGGAGCTGGAATCGGACGAGATGCTGCCCGGCCGGCACATGGCCGAGTCCCGCAGCGGCGTTTCCAGCGTGGCCGGCGACCTCGAGGCCGAGCTGACCTACGGCACCTTCGACATGCTGCTCGAGGCGGCTTTCCACGGCACCTGGACAGCAAACGTCCTGAAGACCGGCAGCACTCGCCGCAAGTTCGCCATCCTCAAGCACAACGAGGACATTGGCCGCTGGCTGATCTACCGCGGCTGCGAGGTCGGCAGCGTTGCGATCGACTGCCCGCTGCAGGGCAAGATCGGCATCACCTTCTCCATGATCGGCACCAAGGAGGAAGCCTACGTCTTCGATGGCGTGACAGAGAGCATCGCCGATCCGACCGAAACCGTGATGATGACCACGTTCGAGGGCTCTCTGACAGAGGGCGGTACAGGCCTCAACCACGCGACCGCGCTCAACCTGTCGCTCGATAACGGCATGGAGGCGATCTACCGCCTGTTCAGCCGTGACGCCTACGACATCAAGTTGGGCCGCATTAATGTCTCCGGCAGTCTGTCCGCGTACATCGAGGACAATCGCCTCAAGGACAAGTACCTCGGCGAGACCAAGACCCCGCTGGTCGTTACCCTGACCGATGGCGAGAACAGCTATCAGATCAGCATGACCCAGGCCAAGCTGACGACCTCGAGCGAGGAAGGCAGCGGCGACGATCCGATCATTCAGAACTACGATTTCCGCGCCTTCAACGACTCGGCCGTAGATACGGAGATCACCATCACACGCATTCCGGCGTAAGGGGTTGGCATGAAGCCGAGTGACTTTTTCACCCGGGCCAAGGCGAACGAGGGGGAGCGCATGCCGCTCTCCCTGCCTGACGGGACGCGAACAGATGAGTGGCTGCAGATCCGCGGGGTCGACTCCGACGAGTTTCGGCACGCAATGGACGAGTTTCGGCGCGAGCTGCTGGCCCTGGCGGCATTGAAAGACGAGAAGGAGCGCGCGGAGAAGACCCAGGCAGCACAGCTCAAGCTGAATGCTGCGCTAGTGAGCGGCTGGTCGTTCGAAGCCGAGTTCACTGAGGCCTCCCTGCTGGAGTTCCTGCGCGAATCCCCCTACATCGCGGCAGAGGTTGACCGGTTCGCGAGTGACCGCCGCCGTTTTTTTGGGAAACGCTCGACGGGCTCGCCGAAGGACTGATCGCGCACGCCGAGCATCAACTTGGACTATTGCGACCAGCAGGGCCAAGGCCGAAGAAAGGACCGGACAAGCGCATCACCGTCCGCGCGCAGCTGGAAGCCATCGCGGAAAAGACCGGCAAGCGTCCGTCACGCCTGGATGGCCCGCCTTGCCCGCCTGAGCTGGCCTACGTGTGGGAGTGGTACTGCTCAGCCAGGCCGATCGACTCGCTGGTCGAGCTGAAGGCGTGGGCTGACCTCTACGGCCATACACTGAAGCCGCACGAGATCATGCTGTTGCGCCGGCTGGCATCAGTTGAGGATCGCGTGGCGCAGGCTTAGTGCTAGGATTCGGCTACCACAACAGGGAGTCGAAACATGCATCGAGTGATTCTTGCTGGCATCGCATGCGTTGCGCTTGCTGGTTGCTCACTGCCGACCACGGACATGATGAACAATCAGTATATGGATCATTCCGCTGAGCCTGTCCCGGCAGGAATGGCGGGAGACTGGACCGGAACATCCGGGCCCTATCTGGTTACTTTGCGGCTAAATGCGGACGGGACTGGCGCGCTGTGCAACTCCTACGGCGCGACCAACTATCTGCAGGCTGCAAAGTACCAGGGCGGAACGCTTTATGTGCAAGATGGAGCTAGGCTTGGCCTGACGCACAGCGGAGACACTATCGTCGGGATGGCGCCGTACTCTGGATCAAAGCCTATCCGATTCGTTCGCGATGAAGGGTTAAAACAAGCGCCGCCATATTGCAGAACGGCGCTGTAGCGTAAACAAGACAAGCAGAGCCCGCCTAGTGCGGGCTTTTTCATGCCAGGAGAAAAGCATGCGGCCGCAAGACTTCTACACCCGTACCCGGTCAAGCCGGGGTGTTCGCGTGGAGTTGGTTGATTCGGCCGGGAGCAGGGAGTGGGTGCAGGTTCGCTCTGTGCTCTCTCCTGAGTTTTCAGCTGCCGTAGACGAGTCGTGGATTCAGCTGCTCGCGGACGGCCTTCAAGGGCCTGGTGGGAGCGAAGAACAGAAGCAGCTACGCCGTCGCAGGCACGCCATGCAGGCGGCTGCGCTTATCGCTGAGTGGTCATTGCCGGCTGACATAGACCCCGTCGACCTACTCATTCGAAACCCTCGGCTGCGCCGGCAGATTGAGCGGATCGCCGGAAACCACGCTTTGCACTTTGGAGCCGCAGAATGACCGAGTACGCACGCCTTGTCGTAGCGGTAGATAGCCGCCAGGTTCCCAAGGCAACAAGCGATATGGATCGCATGGCAGGCGCAGCTGGCCGATTGGAGAACGTAGTCAAGTCAGCCGGCGCTGCCGTAATTGGCATGGTTTCTATCCAGGCAATCCGCTCTGCGCAGCGCTTGTCTGAGCAGTTTGTTTTGCTTGAGGCTCGCGTTCGGCGCATGTCGGAGAGCGCTGATCAGGCTGAGATCACCTATGGCCGACTAGCTGAGATCGCTAGGAAAAGCGGTACCGACATGGGCGACACTGTGCGCTTGTGGGAGTCGCTTACCGGGACGCTGCGCGAGCTTGGCGCGAATGACGCTCAAATTGTGCGCCTGACCGAAACACTGCAGAAGATTGGAACAGTCGGCGGCAGTTCTGCAGAAGAGATGTCGAATGCTCTTCGCCAACTAGGTCAAGGCCTTGCTGGCGGAACGCTGCGCGCTGAAGAGTTCAATGCAATTGTCGAGGGCATGCCTGAGCTTGCTCGCCAGATCGCCAAAGGCCTTGGCGTCCCGTTCGGCGAGCTGCGTCAACTAATGCAGGATGGAGAGCTGACGGCAGAGCGCGTGCTCGGCGCCATCCAGAAGCGTGCGATGGATGTTGATGCAGAGTTTGCAAAGCTTCCGCGCACGGTAGCACAGGCCTCTACTGCACTGACTAATGACCTCGGAAACGCAATATCGGCTCTGGATAAGGCCATTGGCGGATCTTCTAGCTTGGCAAAGTTCCTCGACGTACTTGCCAAAGGTATCCGATTCACAGCTGGCGACCTAACAGACTTTGAGCGCCTAAATGAGCTAACAGCTGAGCGTGCCAGCCTCGAGAAGAGCTTTGAGCAGGCCCAGCGTCGCACATTGCTCAGCGCCAAAGAGCGCGAGGCCTACGAAAAGAACTTCGCGCGCATCAATTCCGAGATCAAGGAGATCCAGGACCGCAGAATCGAGCAGCAAAAGCAGGAATCGCAGCAGATCAAGTCTGACGCACCTGCTCGCAACGAGCAGTACGACAAGTATCTGGCCAAGCTGGAAGAGTCCGCCGCCCTGCAGGGCGTCAATTCCGAAGCATCGAAGGTCCGGTACGCGATCGAATCTGGCGAGCTTGGCAAGCTGTTGCCAGAGCAGGAGGCGGCCCTGCTCAAGTATGCCGAGGAAATCGATGCCAAGCGAAGCGCTGAGCAGGCGACCAAGGAATTGGCCAACTCGAGCAAGCAGCTCGAGCAGTCGTATACCTCGCTTGTCCAATCGCTCGAGCGACAGCTATCGATGTACGGCGCAACCAGCGAGGCGGCCAAGGTTCGCTATGAGCTGGAGAGCGGTTCGCTGCAGGGTGTCGTCGGCAAGCAGGCCAAGTATCTGCTTGGCCTTGCTAAAGAGCTGGACGCAAAGCGCGACCTGAGCGAGCAGGAAAAAATCCGCATCGACATACTGCGTGAGTCGGGCCAGCTGCGCGCCGCGAACGACGCACAGTTCGAGCTCGAATACGCCGAGAAGATCGCCGAGTACGAGCGCCAGGGCAACGTCGAGGCTTTGCAGCGGCTTGAAACGCTGCGCCGCATCCGTGAAGTGCAGATGAACGCCGACCAGGCGCCCGGGACGGTCGAGGGTGTTTCTCGGGCACCGCAGTTCACTGGCCTTGATGCTTCTGTGGGCGGCGCTGCAAGCGAACTGATTCGGCTGCAGGCAGAGGCTGAGGCTCTGGAAGAGTGGCGCGCTACCGAACTGGAGAAGCAGCGCGGCTTCCTTGAGGCGAAAGCGATCAACGAGCAGGAGCACGCTAGCCGAGTCAAGAACATCAACGAGCAGGCTTACAACACGCTTACCCAGATGGGCGAAGCGCACAAAGTCGCCGCCCTGGGGATGTTCTCCGACCTCACTGGAAACGCTGCGGCAATGATGGAGCAGATGGCTGGCAAGGGATCAACGGCTTACAAGGCGCTGTTTCTGGCCAGTAAAGCCGCCGCGATAGCCCAGACCATCATCAGTACAGAAGTTGCAGCCGCAAAGGCGCTAGAGCTTGGCCCGATCATGGGCATACCTGCCGCATCATTGGTGCGAGGACTTGGCTATGCGTCGGTCGGCATGATTGCTGCGACGAGCATCGCGGGTATGGCGCACGACGGTATCGACTCGGTTCCCAAGGAGGGCACCTGGTTGCTCGATAAAGGCGAGCGCGTCGTTGATCGCCGCACTAACGCTGACCTGAAAGAGTTTTTGGCTGATGGGCGATCGGGTGGTGGCAAGGGTGATGTGAATATCCCTATCACCGTCACCGTAGAGGCGCAGCCTGGCATGAGTGAGGCCGAGGCGCAGCGGCAGGGATCGATGTACGCCCAGCAGATCGAGAACAAGATCGTCCAGGTCATCGCCCGCGAAAAACGCCCGGGCGGCCTGCTCTCGTAAGGAACCAACATGGAAACGCTACCCGATATCGGGGTCAATCCGAGCTACGGGTTGCGCTCCGCTGGCGCCTTTGCGCGCGACGTAAACCAGTTCGGCGACGGCTACGAGCTTCGCCGGCCGGCTGGGCTCAACTCGCACCGCAGGACGTGGGACATAACGTGGAAGTTACTCACAGAGCAGCAGATGCAGGTGATCCGCGACTTCCTCAATGATCAGCTCGGCGTGCATGCCTTTATCTGGAACATGCCAGGCGGCGGGTCAGTCACGGTGATCTGTGAAGAGCCCCCCGTTGACTCGCACGACAACTGGGACAGCTTCACGCTGTCGGCCACCTTCAAAGAAGACCACAACCTATGAGCGAGATCATTGCCCGGGACGTTCAGCTCTTGGAGCAGGACGCCATAGTCGTGATGTTCGAGCTTGACCTGAGCCAGTTCGGCGGCGAGTTGCTGCGGTTCGCTCCGGCTCCGGTAGATGGCCAGGTCGTGCGGTTTGGCGGCGAGCAGTACCTGCCGCTGCCGATCATGGCCGAGGGTTTTGTCTGGAACGGCAAGGGCACGCTGCCGCGGCCGACGCTGACCGTCACGTCGATGGACCTGGCGTTTCTGTCGATCGTCCTGTCCGCGGATGACATGGTTGGTGCGCCGATTCGACGGCTGCGCACGTACCGCAAGCACTTGGACGACGGCAGCGACCCAGACCCGACCGCGTTGTTCCCGGTTGATCACTACGTCATCGAGCGCAAGACCAGCCAGAACAAGCGGCAGATCCAGTTCGAGCTGTCGGTGCAGATGGATCAGGAGGGCCGAAAGATCCCGGCTCGCCAGGTGCTGCGCGATACCTGCACGAAGCGGTACCGCTGGTGGGATGGAACGCAATACCGGTACGAGGGCGTCACATGCCCCTATGCCGGCGCCGGCCAGTGGCAGCAGAACGGGTCGCCTGCAGCGCAGGGTCAGGACCGGTGTGGTAAGCGCCTGTCTGATTGCCGGCTGCGGTTCGGTCAATACGGCGACCTGCCTTTTGGTGGCTTCCCTGGCGTTGCGAGGTATCGCTGATGTTTGACGAATACCGCGAACAGATCAGGCGCGAGGCGCTGGCGGCCTATCCGCGTGAAGCGGTCTGGCTGATCACTGCCGGCGAGTGCAGGCAAGTCGAGAACATCGCCAGCGAGCCGACCAAGACGTTCCGCGTCTCGAAGCGCGACATGGCCGCCGCTATGGCCCGCGGACTGCTCGCTGTGGTGCATAGCCACCCTGACTACCCGGCGTGCCCAAGCGCTGCGGACATGCGCGGGCAGGAGGCCAGCGGCGTGCCTTGGGGTATCGTCGCCACGAATGGCGAGACAGCGACCGATATTGTCTGGTTTGGCGATCAGGTCGAGCGCTCGCCATTGATTGGCCGAGGCTTCCGGCATGGCGTAACAGACTGCTATGCGCTGATCCGCGACTACTACCGGTCGGAGCTTGGCATTGACCTGATCGAGTTCCCGCGCGATTGGGAGTGGTGGCTTAACGGCGGCGACCTGTACCGCGACGGCATCAAGCCTGCTGGTTTCCGCGTCATCGAGCAGCACGAGGCAAAGCCGGGCGATATGTGGATTGCCCAACTGCGCAGCCCGGTACCGAACCATGGCGGCGTTCTGCTCGAGCACGGCCTTGGCCTGCATCACCCGAGCGCCCGCGAGCCTGTTGATCCGTCTCGCCTTTCGGTGCGCGAACCGCTGGCCCGCTGGCTCCCGTACATCACTATCTGGCTCAGGCACGAATCACGATGAAGACCATCCATCTGCACGGCCCACTGGCTCGCTTCGGCGAGCTTTTTTGTTTGGACGTAAGGGACGCCGCCGAGGCTGTGCGCGCGCTTTCGGTGCAGATCAAGGGCTTTCGTGACGCGGTGGCAGCCGGAAACTGGCATGTGATCCGCGGCCCGATCGATGGCGGTGATTCGCTCGACGTGGACGGGCTGACGGTCGGCCTGCCAGACAACGAAGAGATCCACCTGCTCCCAGCGATTGAGGGCGCGAGCGGCGTGTTCAACACCATTGTGGGGGCCGTTCTGATCGTCGTCGGCGTGGTGACATACAACCCGTACCTGATTGCGGCCGGCGCCGGGATGATGATCGGCGGGATCATCCAGCTGACCACAAACGTTCCGTCATCCGATTACGGCGCACGTGAGGAGGCCGACCAGCGGCCCTCATTCCTGTTCGATGGCGCAGTGAACACGTCGACCCAAGGGCTTCCGGTGCCCGTCATCTATGGCCGCGTCCGCGTCGGCTCGGTAGTCATCAGTGCAGGCCTGACCAGCGAGGAAGTGTGATGGAAGAGATTCATGGCGCAGGCGGTGGCGGCGGCAAGGGTGGAGACAGTGGGTCATCACGCACGCCGCAGGAGGCTCCCAACACGCTGCAGTCTGCAGCAACCGCCCGAATCCTTGACCTGCTTGGTGAGGGGCCGATTGTTGGCTTGGTCGATGGACTGAAGTCCGTCTACCTGGACGATACGCCGTTGCAGAATAGCAACGGCTCCTACAATTTTCAGGGCGTCACAGTCCATACCCGTCTTGGCGATGCAAACCAGTCTCGCATTCCTGGCTTTCCTGCCGTTGAAAGCGAGGTCGAGGTCGGCACGCAGCTCAAGTACGGCATTCCGCTCGTGCGCAGCGTTTCGAATCCTGACGTTGATGCCGTGCGCATCAAGATTCGCGTTCCGGCGCTGACAAGCCAAAACGTCAGCAACGGCGACATCAGCGGCACGTCTGTGTCTGTCGCGGTCGATGTAATGCCTGACGGCGGAACATGGCAGCAGGTCGCAACGATCACAATCAGTGGAAAGACGACCAGCGCGTATGACCGCGCTAAGCGTGTCGATCTCCCAGGCACTGGCCCGTGGTCCATTCGCGTGCGTCGACTGACGGCTGACGCTGAAAAGTCGAGCCTGCAGAATGCGACCTACTGGACCAGCTTTACCGAGATCATTGACGCGCGGTTGACCTACCCGGACAGCGCGCTGATCGGGCTTGAGGTCGATGCCCGCCAGTTTGGATCTACGATCCCGAAGCGCAGTTATGACGTGAAGGGGCGCATCATCCGCGTGCCCAGCAACTACGACCCAGAAACGCGCGCCTACGCTGGCCTGTGGGATGGCAGCTTTAAGTTGGCATGGTCGGATAACCCGGCATGGGTGTATCTGGACCTTGCTACCCATGCGCGCTACGGCGCCGGCCTTGAGATGGTCGACAAGTGGTCGCTCTACGAGATCGCCCGCTACTGTGACGAGCTTGTGCCGGACGGCTACGGCGGGACGGAGCCGCGCTTTGCGATCAACACCGTGCTGGCTGAGGCGGTCGAGGCGATCGACGCTCTGAACATGCTGGCATCGGCGTTCCGCGGCATGACCTATTGGGGCACCAATACCGCGATGGCGGTTGCGGATATGCCGAGCGATCCGGTCAAGCTGGTGACTCCGGCAAACGTGATCGATGGCGAGTTCGAGTACAGCGGTACCAGCCTTCGCACTCGTCGCTCTGTGGCGATGGTCAGCTGGAACGACCCGGCAGACGGCTACAAGAAGCAGGTCGAGGTCGTCGAGGACGCCGACGCCATCCAGAAGTTCGGATGGCGGCAGGTTGATGTGACCGCGTTCGGTTGCACGTCTCGCGGCCAGGCGGCGCGTTTCGGCCGCTGGATTCTGTACAGCGAGCGCGCCGAGACAGAAACCGTATCGTATACGGCTGGCATCGATCATGCTGACCTTCGCCCGGGTGATGTGATTGCCGTGTCTGACCCGTCGACTGCAGGCGCTCGCCTCGGTGGGCGGGTGAGAGTTCCTGGCCTATCCGAGCTGGAACTGGACGCCGTACCAGATGCGGTCTCCGGTCAAGACTGGTATCTCGACGTTATGCTGCCGAGCGGGCAGATCGAGCGGCGCCAGGTGTCAGGCTTCGCTGGCAATGTCGTAACGCTGGTCGAGCCGCTGAGCGCAGAGCCTGTTACTGCTGCCGTGTGGGTGCTGTCGAGCTTGGACGTAGAGCCACGCCTGTTCCGCGTCGTCTCGGTTTCCGAGCAGGACGGTAGCCGGTATCAAATCACGGCGGCAGAGCACGACCCGGACAAGTACTTGCGGGTTGAGCAGAACCTGAATCTGCCGGAGCGCGACACATCGCTGATTCCAAGCGGCCCACTGCCTGCCCCGGTCAGTATCTCGACTGGTGAGTACCTGTACCGCTCAGGCGTGACCGTCTATTCCGGCGCGACGATCTCCGTCGAGCCTCCAAATGACGCGCGGGCCACTCTGTACGAATACGAGGTGCTGCGGCCTGGCGAAAGCGACTATGCGCAGCTCGGCACCAAGTCGAGCGTCACCGTTGATCTGCCAGACACTCAGCCAGGCGAGTACAAGATCCGTGTCCGATCGCTCAGCTCGACAGCACTGCGCTCGTCGTGGAAGGAAATCACGGTCGCGCTGCAGGGCCTGCTGTTGCCGCCGTCCGATGTGACGGACCTTCGGATCAGCGTAAACGCCGGCCAGCTCTGGCTTTGGTGGCCGCCTATCCCTGATCTCGATCTCAGTCACTACGAGGTCCGGTATAGCCCGACAACTGAGGCTGTTACGTGGTCGAGCGCTCAGGTTGTTATTGATCGGGTGGCCGCAGGGACTAACTCCGCTGTTCTGCCTGCCCGCAAGGGCACCTATCTGATCAAGGCAGTCGACACCTCGGGGGGCTACAGCCTCAACGCCATATCCGGCACATCGGAGATTGCCGAACTCAATGCCTACAACGCGGTTGAGGTGGTCGACGAAGGTCCGGCATGGGTCGGTGAGCGGGTCGGTGTCACTGAGGCTATTGGACAGCTACAGCTGGCGAACAGTGATCCTATGTCCTCCTGGGAGGCAATGTCCGATGTTGTAAGCCTTTCATACGGCGTCACCGGGCTGCCGGCAGAAGGCTGGTACTACGCGGATGAAGTTGTAGACCTCGGGCACGTCTACACGTCCCGTCTCACGAGTGAAGTGCTGGCTACCGGAGCCGACATTCTCGGGACCATTGCGTCTTGGGTCAGCCTTGCATCCGTCACCCGCATGGATGACACAGAGGTAGGTAAGTGGGGGCTGACGCTTGAGGTTTCGCAGAGCGTCACGCCTCAGCCAGCCGCGCCAACTGACTGGTCCGATTGGGCGCCACTGACCATTGGTGAGTACACCGCCCGAGCGTTCCGTTTCCGCCTGCACCTGCGCAGCTCTGCGCCTGCAGTAACGCCTAGCGTGAGCCGCATGCGGATCACCGTAGATATGCCGGATCGGGTCGCAGATGGCCGCGATTTGACATGCCCGCCTACCGGAATGCGCGTCAGCTTCGAGCCGGCCTTTATGGCGCGCCCGAGCCTGGCTGTGGACGCTCAGGGGTTAGCCGTTGGCGACCGCAAGTGGATCACAGGCATCGACGAAACAGGCTTCAACCTTCAATTCCTCGACTCGGCCGGCAATGGCGTTTCGCGCACGTTTGACTATCTCGCCAAAGGCTACGGCCGGCGCGCAGCTTAGGAGTAACCAATGAGTCAATTTGACTTTGCGACAATCGACCCCAACGCGAAAAGCGGCACGCAGCTCGCGGTGGACCTCAACAACTGGCGTGATGCGCTGCACAGCTGCCATCGCGGGGCAGGGCGTCCTCTTTATGCGCAGGCTGGGATGCTATGGGTTAGAGAAACATCCGCAGAGCAATGGGACTTGATGTTCTACGACGGCGATACGGATTTCGTGCTGCGCAGCGTGAACCCTACAACGAATCAGCTAATCCAAATCCCACAGTCTGACCTTGACCTGAATTTTGGAACTGCGGCCTCTCTTAATCATGGGACTGGCGATAATGATCTACCAAAAAGGTCTCAGGCAGACACCCTGTATCAGGCCAAAGACCCCACATTGGCAGCCCTTGCCGGACTCGCAACTGGCGCCAACAAGCTCCCGTACTTCACCGGATCTGACACAGCAGCTCTGACGACGCTAACGTCGTTTGCCCGCACGCTGCTCGATGATGTTGACGCTGACGCAATGAAGAATACGCTAGGCGTGCAGCCGGGTATTGGCTGGAGTCAGTCGTGGCAGGATGTGCTTGCCTCAAGAGCGCTCAGCACAACTTATACCAACACGACCGGCAGGCCGATTATGGTTCGCGTCGTTGCTAGGGCATCAGCATCCGGATCGTTCGGTTTGCGGTTCTACGTCAACGGGTTACTGATGGACTATGTTCTCGACTACGCAAACGCCGCGAGCTACAGAACCCAGATCATTACGATTGTCCCGCCAGGCCATACCTACTCTGTTGAGCTGAGCGGAACTGTACCGGCATTGAACTCGTGGGAGGAACTGCGCTGATGAAATATTTCTATGATCCAGAGTTTGGTGTTAGGGCTTTCGAAGCGGACGGCTCGCAGGACTACCTGATCACTGGAAATATGCGCGAGTTGACACAGGCAGAGATTGATGTGCACCTGAATCCGCCTCCGGCTCCACCAGCTGTCCCTCAGTCCGTCACCATGCGTCAGGCGCGTCTCGCCATGCTGCATGCAGTAATCCTTGATGACGTTGAGGCGCTGATCGCAGCTATGCCTGGCGACGAAGGCAGAGCCGCCCGTATAGATTGGGAATACGCGCTCGAGGTGCGCCGCGACTGGCCGCTGATTGGCGCGTTAGGCCCGCAGCTTGGGCTGACCGAGCAGCAGATAGACGATCTGTTTATCTACGCAGCTACCATCCCGCAGTAACAGCGCACAGCCCCGCCAGCCGGGGCTTTTTTCTGCCTGAAGGAATTCCCATGACCCTCTCTGAAATCCGGGAGCGAGCCATAGCGCCCGCTCTCGCGCTGCTGCCTGCGCGGATGTCGAGCCGAGAGGCTGAGATTATGTTGCTGGCTATCGGTCTGCAGGAAAGCCGGTTCGTTCACCGCCGCCAGATGGGTAACGGCCCGGCCAAGTCGTTCTGGCAGGGTGAGCTCGGCGGCGGGATGGTGGCTGGCGTTCGCACCCATGAAGCCACCAAGGCCCATGCCGCTGCTCTGTACCGAGCTCGAGGCGTTGCGCCGGACAACAGATCGATCTGGAACGCCATCGAGCATGACGACGTGCTCGCCGCTGGCCTGGCTCGCCTGCTGCTATGGAGCGATCCGGGCCGCCTGCCGGGAGAGGATGACGTGGAAGGCGCCTGGCGGCTCTACCTGAAGACGTGGCGCCCTGGCGCATACGATCGCGGAACGGCTGAGCAACGCGCCGAGCTCCGAGCCAAGTGGGGGCGGAACTACGCCGCTGCAGTTAGTGAGGTGATGCGATGATCGCCTGGCTGAAGCTCGTGCCCAGCTGGGCCTACTGGCTCCTTGCCCTGGCCGTTGTAGCCGGTGGGCAACAGATCAGGGTGCTATCGGCTCAGTCTGACGCCGCGCAGGCGAGAACCGATCTTGCCGACTACAGGACCGAGGTTAGCGAGCGCGACCGCCGCGCGGCGCTGTACGTCATTCAGGAAAACCAGCGGCGCCAGGCCGCGACGGAGAAAGCAGATGCAGAGGCACAGGAACAACTGGCTGCAGCGCGTACTGACGCTGAGCGCGCTGGCAGTGCTCTTGAGCGGCTGCAGCAGCGCCTCGCAGCAGCTGAGCAGCGCAGTCGTGACGCCGGCAATGCCATCACTGCCCAGCTCAGCCAGGCAGCCGAAGACGCCGCCCGAGTGCGAGCCGACCTGCTCGGCCGGGTTGGAGAGGCTGCTGAACTCTATGCTGGAGTCGCCGACGAGCGAGGAATAGCCGGGTCGGCGTGTGAGAGAGCGTATGACGCTGTGAAAGGGGATTAGAGTTGCCCGGACGGGCGAGGACGGTAGACCGGGACTCCGGCCTCCTGCGCTGCGGTGATCATGTCGAGCGTTCCGCGACCGCCCGGGAAGGCGACCACGCCGTTTGGCTTAAGCTCAAGCATCTGCCGGTTCCTGATCGGCCCGGCGCGCTTGCCGTACTTCTCCCATTCGGCCCGGCACCTGGTCGGCTCCTGCCCCATGTTGATTGCCCATTCTCGAGCAAATCGATCAGCTCCAGTTGGGCATTCTCCCTGGATGATCTCGCAGATTCCGCGGAGCGTGTGGATCTTGTCGAGCACCTGAAACACGAACGCCCGGTCGGCGTAGTCGCGGCCTCCGCAGACGATGATTCGGACGGGCATTTTGACCTTTCCTCCAGCGCCTTGCTTGAATTCTGCTACAGCAAAACGATACGGCAACGTAACTAGCTGTTCTCGTTAGCTATTTTTTTAAGATCAACACGATCCATCATCGGCGCGACGGAGAAGCGGCGGGATGGCGAAGGGCGGGGTGTTTCAGCTTGGCTCATGAAATGCGGCGGCTCGTGTTGCTGTCGCAGCCGGTAGGAGGGCCGCGCAAAAAGGCGGCAAGTTTAACCGACTGCCAGCGCTTGTGCAGAAGCCAGTCGCCGACCGGCGAAGAGCCTTTTCTATTTCTTACATGTTGGGGTAGTTCGGCCCGCCGGTACCTTCCGGCGCCACCCAGGTGATGTTCTGCGACGGATCCTTGATGTCGCAGGTCTTGCAGTGCACGCAGTTCTGCGCGTTGATCTGGAAGCGCTGGCTGCCATCGTC